TACGAGGGGCCGCCGAACAGCCACAGCTGTCCTGCAGCATCATAGGAGTAGTAGTCGCCGTAGCTGATGCCAGATACCGACTCTTTGGGAATCATATAGACGCCCTGACCCTCCTGAGAGGCGATGATGTTCATGCCCCAAACGGCCGTGGTCGGACGAGAGAGAAGGACATGCTCGACATTTGCGAAGGTGTCAGCGACAGGTGCCGTAATGCTCGGCATGAAGTTATGCCTCCAGCAATATACGTCTGTACCGACAGAGCAAAGGCCCTGAACCATCTCCCACTTCTGTCCCCAGGGGTTCTCGAAACCAGCGACATTGACCGAATGGGCTGTGCCGCCTACCGAGTCAGTGACAGGCATCTTACCGTCCGCATCGCCAAGACTCAATGTGGCTCCGGTCTTTATGTTCTTCTGACGGTCAAATCCGCCTGTGGACGAGCCTGATGTGTTCTCAGTACCGTCAAGGCCCACACCCCATACAGGAGAGCTGTCTGTTGAATTGAGGCAGTTCTGGGAGTCACGATAGCCGTACTTGGACATCATGTGGAACAGCAGGTGATTCCTGAAGTCCAGATTGGCAAGGCCGTGGTTGTTGCTTCGTGCCTGTGCCTTGTCCCAGAAGCCCTTGATTGTCTGGGAGTCCGCTGTCACGACACCCGGAACAGAACGGAGCTTGTTCGAGTCAATCGAACACTTGAACTTACCTACCACCTGCTGGGGTATGATGTAACCGCCTGGCAGCGGAACGAGAGAGAGCCATAAGCGAAGTATGGTAGTCGCTCCGACGGTCTTGGTCTGTACCTTGCCGTAGGTCTCAGGTATGATTTTCATCATATCCGCACCTGCGAAGGCCGATATCAGGGTTCCGTCACCGTTAAGGATGTAAGTACCCTCCTTGGTGTACCTGTTGTCATTGCGGTTCAACTCGCAGTAGTTGCCGTTGGCATCCATGAGGACGCTCACGCCTGCATCTTCCCATAGCTGGCGCATGTGCATGTTACCGCCAGTGTTGACTCTCGTGGAGCCGCTGCCACTGGCCACGTTGACATCAATGTAGAATGCGAGGTCGTTCAGCACTTCCTCGTCGTTGTCATTAAGGTGCTTGCGGAAATCCTCAATCGAGATTTTACCTAACGCACCACCGAACTTTCCAATAATGGAATCAGCGTCCGACATCGTGTTCACGGAGGGCGCATCTGTGATTTTTTTACTCATATCTTTTTATTTTGAAATTAGAATGTAGCCGTTACCAGCACATCGACATCTGAATAATAGGCTCCGGATCCTTCACCTACAACCGCCATGGACGGAGTGAGGGTGACGAGCTGTGTCGAGCCTTCGCCCTTCTTGACACCGAGGGCGTTGAAGACCTCCCACGAATAGGACACCTCACCTGCATACAGCACGTTGTTCTTCTTCACCGAAAGGGTCCAGTATGCGTTCTGTCCCGGAGCGAGGTAGCCTGTGTTGTTGGAGTAACCGCTTCCTGTGGTCGGCGTGGCGTCAATCTGATATTCGTCCGCTATGTCGTTAATCCTCTGGCTGTCCTGTGCCACAAGGTTGCCGTCCTTATACAGCTTGGCGATAAAGATGCCACCGCCATCGACATCGGACCTGTTGACCGTCACGCTGGCACCAGTCTGGCCGACCCACTCGGTGTCTCCCTTGAACCACTTGATGGTATAGCCTCCTGAACCAATGGTGACAGAGCCTGTGCCGAGACCAGCCACAGCCGTAAGGTGAGCCTGTGTGGTGACAGCGTCAATCTCCACATGGTCAGTGGTAATCTGAAGCCAGTGCGAATCAGCACCACCAGCCTGAATGATGACATCAACACTTCCGTCGATGCTGTCCGTCATGCCGTTGCAGGCATAACCGACCGTGTAGTCAATCTGCTTGTTGGCTATCACACCTGACGTGATGAGGTTCTTCACGATCATCAGGTCGTAGTACTGCTTACCTCCTACGGTGGCAATCCTCGCCTGGAACTTGTTATTGTTGGTCGCTGTCTGGAACTGGTCAGTCAACGTGGGGAAGGTGAGGGCCACTCCGTCATACTTCCATGTCACACCGGTTATCTCTGCCGGATAACCTGCACTTGACCTGACACCAAGACGTATGATAGGTCTTGACGCAGGTGTGTTCTCCCAGTCCGGGGTGGGGACGTACGTCTCTTTGTTCAGAACCTGAAAGAGCGAGTTGCCGTTACCCGACTGGTCTATGATGTCGCGCGTAACGACAATCTGGTCTCCGTTTCTCACAAAGCGGACGGAGAACGCCGCACCAGCTGTGTTGCTCATATCTGTTGAATTTTAAGGGTTTGCAAAACATCCATCTCCGATGTGACCGTACCGCCGAGAAGCTCGGCTGCTGCGTTGATGTTCTCATCGATAAGACGAAGCTCATTCTCGTTGACCACCATCTTCCTTCCGTTGGAACAGAGACGGTGCAGGCGGGAGTCAATACCATGCTTCTCGCCCTTGAATCTGTCTATAATAGCGTACAACATATCATCCAATCAAAAAGTTTCCGTTATCATCAGTAAGCACGTCACCGTTGTCGTCTGTAAGCAGCTGGAGAGTGCCATGAGGATCCACTTGGAACCAGTAATCGAAATACGAATCGTTCTTGGTCAGTCCGATACCCAACTCCGAGACTTCGGCAAGCATATGCTCACCTCTCTGCCACTCCTTCGCAGTATCGAACTTCCACTGGTTGTCATCAAAATACTTGGCCTGTGTGAACCAGCGAATCAGATAATACAACTCCGGGTATTCGACAAGCCTGTCACGCAGGTTGATGAGGACCGAGTTCTCATAGACTACCTGTGAGGCTGCTATGTCCGAAGAACGCTGTCCGCATCCGCTGGTAGGCATGGTGACTTGTGTGTTGAGACCTATGGAGGCCTTTGCGAAGACCTCGTTACTCTTGATGAACTGCACCTCGTATTCGGCCTTGCTTATCAGCCTCATGTCAAACTTGACATTGGGATAGCTCGCCTGAAGCAGCTCCGGAGCAGATACCGAGTTGGGTGTGAGGGCCGTTGACGTTCCCATCCTCACCACTCTCATCGTTATGTCCTGTGGCAAGGTCGTTATCTCGTCCGCACCCTGGGTCAGCAGGACCTTGACCGTCTGCTCGAAGGAATGCTCATCGATGTGGGAATCCCTGTTACCTACAACCGAAAGACCCATGCCTACCATATAGTCGTATAGCAGCAGGTTATCATACAAGGGGTCGTAGGTGATGAGGGGCTTGTCAACACAGCAGGCGAACTTGTCGTCACCCTTGTTCACGGTGGTCAAGGCAAGCTCATCGCTCTCCACGTTATACACTATGCCTGTCCTCCAGTCAAGGAACTGGCCCTTGAAGGTCAGCACTACATCTTCGCCCACGCCAAGGTTCTTCCTTACGTACAGGGTACCTCTCACGTCTGTCGAGCTGGTGTCGATGTTGTAGTCCGTGTTCAGCGTCCACACATCAGCGATAGGCTCTCCGTTGACAAACCACTCGATGGTTCCAAGAAACTCGTTGGCCGGGCCATGATGGAACACGTTGTCCGGATCCATGGCACGTACATAAGGAAAGATAGCAGTCGGAGTCAACGTCCTGTTAGGCACGTAAGAAGCGCTACCTCCGGTCGTGTCAATCGTCTGCGCTGCAGGCGACTGAGGAGTGAGGCACGCAAGCTGGCATGAGACCGTAAGAGCCTCAAACTTAACCCTTGTGTGCGTCCTCTTGCTTATAAAACTATTCTCGTTCATGTGTTATGAAAAATAATCTACTGTCGCTACATCTGCATCGAGGCCGTTGGCTACGTCAGAGGCCAGCACGTTGAATACCGCCATAAGCTGACGTATGCCGTCGATGCCGAGGTCATTAAAACTGATAGGGAACGGATTGCTCACGCTCTGATGCTGCGCGTTCCACACAGCGTCAGAAGCCTGATCACCAGTGTTCCTCGTAACTGAAATATGTGTGAACTGCGAGGTGACGTCCTCACCATAGCCGTTATACACATACACCGTAACATACTCCGTCTCGCCCGGGGCAAGACTTCCTCCCTTGCTCTGGTCAACAGAAGCCCTGTAAGCAATCCTCTCGAACTGGTCTATCTGACCGAACACATACGCGTTGCCGAACACCTGGCCATAGCCATGGAACACCTTGGTGTAGGGACGCCCCTGCTTGTCTATGGCCGGCATGGAGAAGCCTTCTATATGGCCTCTTATCTCATAGTAGTTGTTAGGCTGGAATACCCATGTATTGACTCCTGTGAGGGCCAATGAATACTCCGTAGTCGTGTATATGAAGGACTGACGCGACGTGTTCGATATGTTGCCTCTTCCTGCGAAGTGCATCATGGCAAAGGGATGTATGCCGTTACCTCCTTCGGCCTCGCTTCTCAGCAGGTAGGTGAAGTTCTCGTTATGGCTTCCGCTGACACTGGTTATCTGGAAATAGACCGTCTTGAAACCTGCAAACGTGAAGTTACCCCTGTTGTCATCCGTGTTGGTGGTCTCGTTGCCGCTGGTGTCATGCCAGATACCCATACAGAGGTCACCGACTGCAATGGCACCTATCTCGCCTTCATCGAGTTTCAGCTTTCCGCTGCCAGTCTCATAACCTGCGTTGGGTGTTATCTCCTCGATGATACCGCCACCGAAGGTGTCCCACCTGATGCCTGTATAAATCGAAACCCTGTTGTAACGCAGTTCCGGGACCTCCAGCCATTCCCACAGCTTCATGCCCCTCAGTTCCGCATAGCCCTGTCCGTCTATCGAACCGCCGACACCGACCAGTCCAGGAACGAACGATGAGCCGAACTGGGCGCCATTCTCGAAGATATCCTTCTGCTTGTGCTGTATGCGTCCGAAGGCTGTGTCCGCACGGTCACGTCTGAGGAACTGCTGATCTGAGCGCTTGGCCGAATAGACGTTGAAGTCACTCGGTGTCGTCTGGCTTGTGGTCGTTATGATGTAAACGCCGCTGCCTCCGCTACCGCCACTGCCCTGATAGGACACTCCGTTGACCGTGATGGCATCCAGCTTGCTCTGCATGTCCTTGGTTCTGGAGTAGGCAGCAGCCTCACCAACCGTGTAGGAGGGTGTGTCATACATCAGGTCCAGCTTTATCTCATAGCCGATGACCCTCGAACTCCTGCCACTGGCGAAGTAGGTCGGGTTGACCAATCTGACAGGCTGGCCGAGCGAGTAGGCCACGAAGTTGTCCGTGGTCATCTTGTCCTCGTACCAGTCCGACATCATCTTGCAGTTGTAGGTGTTCGGGTCAATCTTCATCTTGGCGAGCTTGGCCTGAACCGCCTGCAGCAGCTCTGCTTCCGCATCATCGACAAGGTGAGTCTCCTGAATCTTCGTGCTGTCCCATCCGGTGATGACGAACTTGTCACCGACTGCCTCACGTCCTATGGCGGCGTTCTGCGCTGCCGTACGTGGCTTGAGGTCATCATCCGGGAGTCTCCTGCCATAGTCCTCGTTGGCTATTATCTCGAATCCTGTGGGGTCATCGGCAGGATAGGGGTTACATGCGAACTCCATGCCGTTCAGGTCGCCTGACTCGAAGATGATATGAAGCTCACCCACGAGCCTCATTTCCTCAGTCACCACGAATCCGTCCTTGTCCGTTATGCGGAAGATAGGCACCTGATCACCTGTCGGCTCCTGGGTCTCAGGGTCGATGACGTCAATCATCTCCTCCTCGACGGTGCCAGTCTCGCACTTCACCCTCGGATAGATGTCATCATCGATGATGACAGCCTCCACAGCCTCGTTCTCGTTGGTCACGCTCTCATCCTCCACATATCCGTGAGGGCAGCTGTCCAACGGCAGCATGAGACGTTTCTGGACCACGCCGTTATGCGTGATGTCGGCCGAGTCATCCTTTCTGTAGTCAGGAGGCAGGTTACGGTCACTGCCGAACGCTATGATACGTGTGGCGAACTCGTTCTTGCTCTGTGAGCTGCTCATATCCTCCACGTTCACGTCAAGCTCGAAATCCACCTCCGTTCCGCTGAGTACGCACTTGCCGAAATACAGCACGTTAGCCTCAAACCACCACTCGCAGTCGAATATCTGCGCAAGGTCATTCAGGGCCGATATGAAGTCCGTGTCGTTATACTGCTTGAGCTTGGCCATAGCCAGCTTGTCGGCAGGGAAATTGAACAACTGGTACTGGTACTGCAGACCTTCGTAGCGATAGGTGGCATCGATGGCGCCGAGGGCGTTCATGCCGTTGATAATCACTCCGAGGTGTGTGTCTATCGTTGCGGTCAGGTTGAAGGAGGTCTCGCTGGCTGCCGAGGTCGGCATGTAGCGCACCTTCTTGTTCCGGAACTTCATGTAATAGGCATCCAGACGCAGCGTGTAGTCATATCCGCTCGTCTCGCGGTTGTACTTCGGCGAATAGAGGTCTATCAACTCGAATCGTCCGAAGTAGGGGAGGTTGACGTATGAGCCAAGACGCAGATAGACAGGGTCGGCCAGCGTGAAGGGTATCTTCACGTAGTGGTCACCCATGAGCTCCCTATGACAGAGAGACCCTTCGGGCACATCCTGAAGCGTCAGGATAACCGTGTTGTCTATCGCCTTGACCTGTATCATGTCCTATTCTTTGGGTTCGGCTCCTCCACCTTGAGGTGAAAGACAGCCATCTCTCTCTGGTACTGCTTGAACTGCTGGCAAGACTTGTAGATGAGGTGATACACCACCTGCGGTCTCGTCTGCATGACTCCGTTCACTATCTTGCTCCGTGCCGGCTGGTACTTGGACTTCAGGGTGAAAGCACCCGGCTCCAGCACCTCCTCACAGAAAAGGTCGTACTTCTCGAAGAACTCCTCCTTGGTCTTGGCCACTATGTGGAACGGAAGCACGATCTCCCTCACATCTACCTTGGGGTTCTTGGTGATGACGCTCTTGCCATGCGCCACACGGCTCTTGCTCTCTATGAACTGCTTGTTGGGGGCAGGAGTCATGAGGGCCGACAGAGCGCCGTCCTCGAAGTTGATGCCGTAGCGTGTGTACGCATCCGTGTTGTTTATCGTTACATCACCTGTCATATCACTTGGTGTTGGTTGCTATTTCATCCAGTTTCGCGCTGAAATCCGTGTAAATCTGCTTGGAGTACTTGAATATGTCCTCCAGATAGCCGTTGGCCAGTATGAACATGTTGCGTATCTCCTCCAGGTAGCCGTTGCTGCTCTCACATATCACCTTCATGTCAGATATCTGCCCGGTGACCACGATCATCTGAGCAGCTATGTTCTCGCCTGTTATCACAAGGGTGGTGAAACGGCCCTCCAGTGAGGCACCCAACTCCTGACTCATGGCCTGGTAGCCCTTGGAGGTGACTTTCTGCTCTTCACTGCCTCCAGACCATCCGTAGGCCTGCATCAGCGAATCCCTCCATGTCAAACCCATCTGTACGAGGTCATCCCAGCTCTGGAACTGCTCGTTCCGGCCAGTCTCATAGTCATAGTAGGTACCGCCGGACTCCCTGAGTTTCTGCATCTCCGCCTCGTCAATCTTTCCGTCAGGACCCATGTATGACGCAAAGGCCTTGTACCACTTCTGTAACAGGGGCTTAATCTGCTCCGAAGCGAATGAGTTGACCATTGCCTTCTGCATCATCTTCTCGAAGTCATTAGCGAAGTTCTCTGCCTCCGAATCCATGTTCATCAAAGTGGATGTGAACTGGTCCTCGACGCTGTCGAAGGTCGTTGATGTCAGCTTCTCGAAATACTGGCCTTCCAGCTGCTCCAACTGCTTCCAGTACTCGATATACTCATCCATGTACTGGGCTGCGTCCTTGTAACCGTCATTGGCCAGATCCTTGATGTGTCCGAAGATGTCAGGCAGCTGCTCTGCCACCTTGTGCATCTCCTCCGATGTGAGGCCGATGAAGGCACCTGCGCTGTCTATGGTGCGTCCAATGACTGCGCTTATCCTGTTCCATTCGTCCTCTGAAATACCCTCGTTAACGAAGTAACCTGACGAATGCTCGCCGCCTATGCCGAGGAAACCGTTGGAGTAGGCACCTGCGCTGCGGCTCATCATAGACTGCACGTTGGCCATCGACTGCTCAAGCATCGCTTTCTGCTCCTGGTAGAGCTTCTCGGCATCGACCACAGCACCCTGCATCATCTTCTCGCTCAGCGAGTCAATGGAGTACTTCAGGGCTTCGTTCGAGGCTGTCAGCTGCTCTATGTCTTCCTCAAGGGTCTCGTCACTGTCGCCGGAGAAGTCAAGGAGGTCACCGAGTCCGAAGGCTCTGGCCGTGACGTTCAGTATCGTCTCCTGAATCACAGCAGCTATCAGCTTGAAGACGTTCTGCAGGAGTGACTGCGCGAAACTGGAGAGCCAGCCCTTGTCAACATCAGTAATGGAGACGATGAGGCTGTCTATGATGCTCACTATGGCATTGATTATCCTGTCAAACAGGTCATCCACGAAGCCCACGAAGTCATCACCTACGGCATCTATGATGGCGAGGATGGCACCTATGATGCCTCCTGCCTTGCCGAGACCTGACAGGCCCTCGCCCTTGGTTCCCTTAAGTGCAGCTATGAGGTTGACTATTCCGTCAGCAAAGCCTTTGAGCGTGCCGTTGGACATGGTGTCGAGAGCATCCGAGAAGTTATCAAGGGCACTCTGTGCCTGCTGTGTGCTGTTGCGTAGGTTATCCTGTGTGTCAACGAGGTTGCTGTCTGCCTGGCGCTGCTGCTGACCTGTGGTCTCCACGGCTTGGGTGGCATGGATTACAGCGACCTGCTTCCTTGCCTTCTCGTCATCAGATGTGGCCTCCTCCAGTTCCTTCTCCGCACGCTCCAGATCCTTGATGGCTTGCTCATGTTCCCTATGGGCTATCTCGGACTGCTTGATGGCATCCTGATAGCTCTGCAAGTTCTCGCCAATCCTGTTGTATATGCTGAAATCGAACGTGCCGACTCCCGGACCGATCTTCTCCTGCAGGGTGTTGCGCATGTCGATATACTGGCGCTTGTTGGTGGCATCCAGTTTCTTGAACTCATCTGACTTGATGAACTGGTTGAGCTTGTCAATAGAGACCTCAATCTCATCCCTGAAAGCAGCACCGATATGGTCGAACATCGTGGTCCAGTCTATCTCCGCTTCAAGGGCTGTGAGACGCATGGACTCGATGGCCTCGTCACGTTCCTTCTCCAGTGACCTGCGTTCCCATTCATTCCTGGAGGACGCTATCTTCTCGTCATACTCCTTCTGCAGGGCCAGCCTACGCTCCTGAAGGGTGCCGTACTCCTTGAGGTAATCCCTCATGGATTCCAGTTCCTCTCTTGTGATATCCTTCAACTGCCTCTGTGCCGTGAGGTTGGCCAGCTCATCGTACATCTTGTTTATCTCAGTCAGGTCAACGGTGGACTCATCGAAATACTGAACCTTGTACTTTGCATCCTGAGTCTTCTTAATCTTCTCCTTCTGGTCGAAAATCTTCTTTTGGGACTCTATGTACTTGCGTATGGCGTTCTCACGCTGTGTCTCTATGTCGTCAAGCTCATCCTGATTGGCCTTGGCTCTCGCTGCCTTGACCTTGGCCTCGCCCTCGTCCATAGCAGCTATCGTAGCATCGGTTATCTTGGACTGCATGTCATCCTGAGCGTCCTGCATGGCACGCCCGGCATCCCTTATCAGTTCCTTGAGCTTGTTGGTCTCATCGGCTATCTTGTCTCCGGTCCTGTCCTGAGTCTCCGTGCCTTTCTGGGGGAGCTTCTTGCTTATTTCGCTTAATGCCTCTGATATGAACTCATCCGACTTACCTGAGAAATCGTATGTGAAGAAGTCACCAACGGTAAGGACACCTTTCTCTCCGCTCTTAATCTGCTCTTCGAGGGCAGTCTTAATCTGCTGAAGCTGCTCTATGTTCTTGTCGCTGAGGGCTCCTGTAAAGGCGTTGAGGTTGTCGTAATAACCAGTCACTACCTTGTTGGCTTCGCGGATGGTGCTGTTCAAGGTGGAGTATTCACCTCTCAACTGCTCCAAGCGCTCCATAGCCTTTTGCTTCTCCTCTGCTGTGGCTTCGGCTGAAACATCCTGACCGTTGGCTCTCCATGTCACCATTCCAGTGCTAAGGATATCCCTGTTCCTCTGCATCTGCTCCTCAACCTCCTGCCTGCGGCTCATAGCCTCGTTCAGGCGACCCTGCATGATAGCCTTAAGGTCTTGGTTGCGCTGCTCTATCTCTTCGCGTACAGCCTCAGTATTGATATCAATGGCATTACCGTATTCATCGAAGTTGCTGATAGCCGTAGGCAGGTAGCCGGCCAGCTGCTGGGTTATCTGGAGTAATCTTGCCGACTCGTCAGCAGATAACTCTGCCTTGCTTTTCAGGTTGTCATACTCATCGGCAAGACTCGCCACCTCACTTGTCTCCTCCTTCATGTCTTTCATGTCGGAAACGGAGTCGTTGAGGTCATCAATGACTTCCTGTGTGGACTTGACGTTCGTGGCAAGGTATATCATTGAGCCGACCAATGCCGCAATAGCTGCTGCAACCAATACATACGGATTGCTGAGCAGTGTGGCGTTGAGTGCAGCCTGCGCTTTCTGGAACAGGACGGTGGCTACGGTAGCCTTACCCTTGACTGCGATATCAGCCTCTGTAGCAAGGGCGTTCTGGATATGCGCTGTCTCCTCCAGGGCTATATATGCAGCATGAGCCTTCTCCAGTGTGTTGAGAGTAAACAGGGCCACCCTGTATGTGCCATAGATACCGACCAGTGTGGATATGACATCTATCACATCTTTATAATTAGCCACGAGAGTTGACGCGAACTCGATACCACCCTTGAAGGCACCCTGCATGGACTCGCCGATCTCGTTGAACATCGAGTCGAGGTCATCCTGCAACTGACCCCATGAAGACGAGAGGTTAGGCATCATCTGGTCCATGATACCAGCGAACATGCCACCTTCATCGGTGACATGCTGAATGGCCATCTGCAACTGCTCGAAGGAAACGGTGTTGCCGTTGACCGTCTCGCCGATCTCCTGAAGCACGTCACGCAGCACCAGGCCTTTGTTGGCCCACGACTCCATGGCGTTGGCATCCACCTTACCTGTGCCCTTGGCTTTGTTCCATAGGTTCACAAGGTCCATAAGCGGCTGCTTGGTCGCTGTCGCTATGTTGGACAACTGGTCGAGGATTCCACCCTTACCGGATATCTTGTCCACGTCATTGCCGTAGGCTATGAGTTGCTTGGAGGCATCGGCGAGGTCCGAGAACTCGAACATGTTGTACCACGCATAATCCTTCAGGTCTTTAGTGAACTTGGCCGCTTTCTCCTGGTTACCCAAGAACACAACCATGCTCGACTCGATGTCCTGAAAGTAGGACCTTACCTCATATATCTTCTTGACGAATGCTGCTGCAGTGGTGATAGAGAAAGCCGCGGTGACCGTCTTACCTATGCCGGAGAAGACTTCATCGATACTACGTCCGCTCGCTTCTATGTCTCTCGCTGTGTTATGCACACAATCACGAGACTCCTGCATCGAATGGATGAAGTTGCTGTTATCACCTGTAATGTCGAACTTTAACGCCATATCTTTGCCGTTTCTTCACACGCACGCGCGTTGGGTTGTCACTTTTGTATCTTTGTCTCTTCACTCAGTCTGGACGGAAAGCCCGTTGTTACCGAACATGGCAGCGATACTCTGGGCGTTCTCCGGGTTGCTTGCGTCAACCATCGCTCCGCCCATTTCATTGGGAATCTCCTTCTTTTCCTCCTCCGTGAGGAAGATATTGGTGATTTTATCTGCCAGCATGAGCCTCAGATACGAATATCCCTTCTCGTAGAGAATCTCGTTGTCCGAGTAGCCCATCTCCTTGAGGGGTCCGATGAACGCTCCGAAGATGGCCTTGCCGTTGAACGTGATATCGTTGCGGTTGCGGTTCTTTATCTCCATAACCTTGTTCATCCTCTCCCTCTCCTTATCCAGTCCGAGGTATGTGATAAACTCATCCGTCTGGTCGGCCGTGAAGACGATGATGAGCAGCGATGCAAGCTCCTCGTCATCCAGATCCTTCAGGAACACGTTCTTACGGATTGTGATTGCCCTGTGGTCATACAGGTCTTTATATGTGTTGGGGGCTGTGTAGTAGGCAAGGATATTGCAGCATATTTCGCGCTTCCCCTTGGCCAGTCTCAGCGACTCAAGATACGGATTGCGTTTAAGGTTGTCCTGGTTCAGCTCCAGTTCCTCGATCTGTCTCTTCAGAAGGAACTTCTTCGCCAGGGTGACAGGGTACAGGCAGAAGTGCTTGTGTCCTATCATGAATCCGTGCGGTCTGCCTATAACTACATCAGCAAGGTTATCCTCTATGTTGTTTTTCTTCTCTGTCATAGAGCGGAGAGTTGGAATCGAACCAACGGCCTCAAGAATGGATTTCCTGCGCTCTGGCCAACTGAGCTATCTCCGCGGTTGCCTCCATTTGACCCTGGAGGCTTAGGCTTACGCACGTGTGTAGTACGTCATGCCGTTCTGAGGTGTGGTGTCCTGAGACAGGATATAGTTGGCACCGTTCTTGATGTACCAGCCCTCTGCCTTCGGGTTCTTGCTGGAATAACCAGTTCCGGCTGAATCTACTGCTGAGTAGGTCCATGCGCCCTTGACGAACGGAACAACATCGGTGACGTTGCCTGCATCGTCAGTCTGGCCACCAGTCTTGTACTGGTAGTGAGCCATGAGACCGTCAGTGGAATCACCCTTCAGGGTTATCTTGCGAGAGACGTTGAGCAGACGTACACCGATGGCTCCTGTTGAAGGAGGTATAATCTCGATGCTGCCGGCATCCTCAGTGAAGCCCGGAGTTACCTCTGCCTCGCTGCCGATACGGCGGTCAAACTCAATGATATACTTATCGGCCTGGGACTTGCGACCCTCGGCCTCACCACCCTCGATGAGGGCTTCCTGCACCTGACCTTCCTCTACAGAGAGGCTGGCTGTGCTTTCCTTGATGTCGCTATATGAGATAGCGTCACCAACAGTAGGGGTGTGCTTTGCAGTACACTTACCCCAACCTAAAATCTTTCTTGCTCCCATAACTATTCGTTTGTTAGTTTGTATTCAATCTTGTTGCTGATCACATGCTCTTCTGTGGCTGAAACCTCGATGACATCCTGCGATATCAGGGTAAGCATGAACTCCTCGCCGTAGAACTCGTTGAACAGGGCTTCTGCCAGATCGCAGAGCTGCTCCAGTCTCAGTGAGGCTTCTTCGGCCTGGTTGTTCACCATGTCATCCTTGACATAGATGTTGACATAGACGGTGACAATCTGAATCTGTCCGTTGAGGTTGGAGGGCACCGTTATGACGATATCCTCCTTGTCCGAACCTTTCGGTCTCTTGCCTCGCTTGGTCAGCGTTCCTGTAACGGCCTGATGCAGGGGGGAACCCTTGATGAACCGATACATGTCCGTCTTTATCTTCTGAACCGTCCTCATAGCCTTACTTCGAGTGCCTGGATTTTCTTCTCTGCTTCCTTGATTGCCTTGCGGAGGTATCTGTCAACCTCCTGTTTCGCGTAGTTCTCTGTGGATGCAAGGACATCCTTGCCTTCTATGGCTTCTACGAACTGGGCGTAGTCCATAGCTGCTATCACCACAAGAGCGAATGTCTCAGAATACTGGCTTGCAAGCTCCGCAATCATCTCACGTCCTTTCCTTGAGCCTTCCTTTCCACCGAGGACCGATGAGAAGGCTGACTGAATCTCTTTCTGGCCGTGCGAGAAGATTGCGTATCCGACTGAACTTCTGAGGTTGCCTGTCTGGTCGTACCAACTCTCAAATCCGCTTCTGTCCCTCACCTTCGCAACACATGTCTCACCGAGGTATGACAGGTTGCGCTTGATGCAGTCATAAAGAATCTTGGCGGCTTGCTGAAACAGCTGGTCGATGGCCTTCTGGGATGTAGCGAGGGTGATGCTCATACCCACATCTTGCACTGATGCTGGTAGGCGTGGAAACCCAACACCGTGAACTCTTTCTTCTCCGGCTTCACGCCTTGGCCGAAGAAACTGATACGTACCTTCTCTCCTGTCTTGAACTCCCTTGAGTTCTTCGGCAGATAGATTACGTATGAGTACTGCTTGACGTCTCCGTTCGGGGTGGTTATGGTGTTAGCCTGTCCGTTGGGGACTGCGTCACACTTGCTGTAATCACTCCATTCTGGCTGTCCCTGATGGAAGTTTCCGTCCTCGTCCTCGTAGGACTCGCCTATCGAGAGGACTTCCAGACGGTGGGGCATCATCTTCAGTACTGCCATATCAGGGTAAGAGTTCAACCGTCGGCTCGGACTCCTTGATTTCATCCTCACCGAAAGACTTGTATATCTCGTTGGCTCTCTTGATGAACTTCTTCTTCATCTCATCGCTTGGTACACCGACCGACTTGTCAGCTTCTGAGAAGTTGACAGCCTGGACGAGTGCCACGAGGCAGTCAGCGAAGCAAAGGAGGTATTCCTGACTATTGGCGATCTCAGTAGTGTACTGCTGAGTCCCGATACCGCCTTGGGAATCAACGAATCCTCTCTTGATGAGCTTGTTATCAATCTTTCCCTCCGGCAGGGGGTAGATGATGTCATCTATCAATGCTTCTCTGACCGTCTTCATGACTCATCGTTTTTAGGCGTTGGCAGCCTGCTTGACAGTAATCTCGGCTGTTCTCTCACCGATGGTCAGAGTAACAGTGCCTGTACGTGCAGGAGCGCTGTCCACAGAGTTAGCAGCCACCTTGATGGTAATGGTCTTACCGTCAATGGTAGGAGTAATCCAAGCAGCATCACCTGCATCTACCGTAGCAGAAGCAATGTTTTCGTTATCATTGGTGGTGACAGCGACGGTCTTACCAGTGGCGTCCTCGGTCTTGGCGAACTCAAGGAGAGCCGGGTTGACGATAGGCCAGTAAACCAGACCCTTGAACAACTTGGCCTCCATCTTGTCGCTAAGAGCGTTGATAGCCTTCATCAGGTTGGCATCTGATATGTTGCTCTCCACATTGAAGTTCTTACCCAATGCGTTGTAAGCAGCGATGACCTCTGACTTAGTGTACTTCTTACCGTCAATGGTGATATAGCTGTCGTAAGTATCAGCTTCCTCGGCATCCTCATCCACTACGTATGCGTTCTGGATGTCGATAGTGTAAATCTGGTCAACGTTCTCGATGACAGGAATCACGAGAGCCTGGCCGTCTGTATGCTCGATCAGCGGACCTGTGGTCGAGTACTTGGATATCAGCTTGTAGTCATCCACAACCTGATACTCAACACCGTCAACAGGATGATTGGCCTCTGCCAGTGTACCCCAAACAAGTGAACCGACCATCTCTGTGGTGAGGAACACCAGCTTGTTGGCGTTGTACGGCTTCACAGGATTGCGCTTGCCGTTCTTCTCGAAGACAACGGTACGGTCAATCTTGAGGAACCTTATGCCACCGAACTCAGCAGCGAAAGCCTCGTCAAATGCTTCAGGATTGGGAACTGACAGGGTGGTGTTCTCATCGAACATCTGGCCCTTGCTGGAGGCAACAAGCTCACGAGCCCAGCGTTCCTTACGCATTGCGCGGTATGTTGACAGGGCGATAGCGATAGTGGTGATTGTGTCACCATGTGCGTTAGCCTTGTCGATGACGCGCTCGATGTCATCACGGCCGATATGACCGAGGACCTCAACGCCGAAGTGGTTGCCGGGGAACTTGTCATAACCGAAGTCAACACGCAGAGCGGTGCCAGTGTTATCCTCATCCTCAACGGCAATCACACCGTCTGAAAGTGCAGTTAGGAAGTTGGCCTCGTTCTTCTCGTCGATACCTACAGAGCAGTAAACGGCATCATCAGCGAGACGCTGCATGATACGGCGCTTCTGGTTGGCAGCAGCAGTCTCGTTACCGCTGTTGACAGCCATCTGGTACTGGGCCTCCATGAGGTTAAGGGTGTTGATGTCAGTCTCACCTCTCTTCTTCTCCATACCTACCTTAGGCAGCTTGCCGTTGGATGTGGCAACGGAATCACGCTTCTTCACAGGCAGGGGTGAATCCATAGCTACCATGTCGGCAGCTACATATACTGTATTGGCACTTGTGCCTTCCCACTTCTGATCAACACTGAACACAGGGTTCAGCATGGTCTTGTGAAGATAGGTCAGCTGCTTGCCGTTATTCACCTTGGTGGTGATAAACAAAGCCAGTTTGGGCCACAGGGCCATCACAAACTGGATAAACAATGACTCTTTCATAGTCTTTCAGTCTTTAATGGTGGAACATTAGTCGTGCATGAAATGCAGGTCCGGGAGGGCTGACTTCAGAGCCGACTTTATCGAATCAATCGGATATGGACTGGCCACATCGTTGACCTCACCAGCGTACATGATACCTACGAAAGGATAGTCAACAGGCTTGGTAGCCACCACTACGCCCACATACTCGTGGTTTGCAGGCAGAGAGTCGTATGCCTTACCGCCTTCGGCTACAGGCATAGGCTTGTAGTCTGTCTCGTCGGTAGTGCTACGGATAACAATATGTCCAGCCTTGATGCACTTCAGGTCAGCAGGGAAATTGGACATATCAAGGGTACGGCCTCCTTTGATGCCGGAGCCATACTTGCGGATCACGATAGAGTCATTAGCTGAATCTATGTGAGTGAACTCGCTGTTCAGATTTGCTTTTGCACCCATAGTTGTTAATCATTTTGTTTTTTCCCGCCAGCGAGATCCACTATTTCATCATCGCTAAGCGCTTCAACTTTGTCTTTGTTGGACGGCTTCTCATGAGCATTGACAGAAGCCAGACCGAGCTTTCCGAGTCCGGCATTGGCTCGCTCCTGGTTCAGCTCTTCGAGATCGTCCTTCACGCTGTCCAGATAATCTTCAAAGGCGTCATCGTCCTCGAAGGTCATAAGGTTGAACTGCTTCATCACAGACTTTCCGAACGTGCCAGTGTCCTTGACGACTTCAAGAAGTCTCTCCTTGCGGGATTCCTTCTTACGGTCACCGTTCAGTCCATCGATGCTCTTCTTCAGTTCGGTAATGGTGTTACCCATTTCCCTGATTTGCTTCATGAACGCATCCTCTTTCCGATTTTTCTTGTTGGTCTTGGCGCTATTCTTCTTGTTGTTCCTGCGTGAGCCGGCATCGTCATCATCGTCGTTGTCGTCATCATCGTCATCGTCTTCGTCATCATCATCGTCATCATCGTCATCTTCACGATGGCGGCGGTTGTTCTGGCGTGACTGCTGAATAGCTCGCTGGGCGCTGGACTGTCCCAACTTAAGGAATGGTATAGCCGCTTCGATCGCCTCATCAATGGCTGCGTCTATATCCTCTTCCGAGGCATCATCTTCGAGTTTCAGATTACCGTCAATGCTGAGGGCGGCACTCTCCAACTCTTTTCTGCTGTAACCGAACGCCTTTACTTTCGTTTGCAGCTTCTGGAAAATCTTTCTCTGTCTTTTGTTCATTGTGATGAAGATTTGGTTAAACATGAGCGTTGCCCGAACGCACCTTAACCATCCAGAGACAGGTTTTCACTGCGTATGTGCATACGCTTTCACAACAAAGATATGCCAATGTGTTTGAAAATAACACACTTTCAAGGTAAAAGGAAATGTTTTTGTATCTACAACTCCAGTACAAACTTTGAGCTATATTTGCAAAAAATCATTTCATATGGACACCAAACCTATCTGGCTGAACGAGGCTGAATCACGACCAAACGACCTTATAAAAGTATCTAAGGCAAGTCTCGAAAAACGATACATCAAGTATGCTGTTATACCGGAAAGACTGTTCTTTGCCGAACCAGACTCCAACGGCAATTTCATCCTTCCTGCAAAAAAGATACTCTCCATGGAAAAAGAACTAATCAAGAAGATGAGGGACGAGCAGCTACTGAAGGAATGCGCTGAGCGAAACAACAAAGGAAACGAACTGGAGAAAAACGGCCAGATCATAGAAGCAATCAAGATATACGAAGAAAACATAAAGCCCGGATGCTATCCAGCAATGCATTCATTCGATAGGCTCCTGGTGTTATACAGACGCAACCTTGATTATAAAAACGAAATGAGGGTATGCAAAAGAGCTATAGCCGTTTTCAAAGGAGTGGAGAAATATGCAATCCGACTGGAGAAGATTCAAGAACTGATAGGGAAAAACGAAAGTGGCCTCTAACCCGAAAGCTAAAGGCCACTTCCTATAATATGAATACCTGTCAGTATGCCAGAAGATTGCTCTTGAAAATCTTTACCTGTTCCGAACTCCACAAATAATCACTTAGCACCGTCTTTCCAGTGGAGTTCTTGGCCATTATGGAAAAATAGTTACCTTGCTTCCTGACCTTGAAACTTTGGTCGTTCAGGACATCACCGACCTCATCGGAGGCCACTATCTCTCCGTCTTTGGTGTCCTTAAAGAAAATCCAGCAATCATAAAAGGGGATTCCAGATACGTTAGTAACCTTCATCATGTCCTTGTCGTCATCCTTCGAGCATGACGAACAGAGCAAACCCACCGTCAGGGCCAAAAGCATTATACAGATAAACCTTTTCATAATCTCCTATACTTAATGCCACAAAGATAGTGATTACTTCATTTCAATGGATGCTTTCTGTATAAGTCGAGCCAGTAATCCCTCCACTTCATGGCAATATCATACGTTATAGACAGACTCCTGGCCTCTTTCTCTATATCCTTTCTGGGGGTTGACTTATTGCATACAAGCCATAGGCACCCGGCCCTCAACCTTTCATCCGCTTCTTTGCTTATAGTAAACTCAGAAGCCATCTTCTCTGTCATCTGTTCTGCCATACTGCAAAGATATTATTTCTTTTTCATCCCTACATACTGGTGCAAATAATCCATTCTGGCCTGATCATCTAAGTCGATGAAGCCAGGCCATGACGTGCCATCAAGCAACCTGTGGCCGTATTTCTTCGATGCCAGATAGTTCATAGGAACAAAATCCTTCCTACATTCTGAAAGATAGCGGAGTATGTCATCAAGCTCATCCTGAGTGATTTTCTTCGCGTCAAACGCACTCTCAGCAATCGATTTGACGAACGACTTCCTGTTACAGCAGAATCCGAACTTGGCCCATACATAACCTCCTGCATCCAAATCCGCATCAACGGAAACCCTCTTGACTCCCATTCTCTCATATTCCTCGAACAGGCTTCTGATGACCTTCTTGGAAATACCTTTTCCCTGCAGGTCCTCTGGTAGGATAAAGGTGTCATGATGAACCTCTATGGATTTTCTGCCTCCTATCTTCTCATGGTAGAACGTCCTCGTCATCGTCATTTGACCTTTACCTCCTACACCTTCGTAATGCAGGACAGCTGTGTCGCCAGAGGTTAAAAGGCTCCTTCTGGTTATCTCTATACCGCCGCTTTCGCAAATGCCATTAAAGGACTCATCAAAGCCTAAGATGTCAAAGCCGTTCATGGCGCTCTTATTATATGCTTCAGGGGTGATGCCTTGCAGTTCAAATCCTCTGTCTGCGAGCTTCTGCATCAGATCTTCCGACATGGCGAACTGCTCCTTGACAGCCTCCACATATTTCTCGTTATCCTTATACCAGTAGGGTAGTGTGCCTCTTTCTTCAGCAGCCTCTATTCTCTCCTTATTGGCCATTATGTAGTCCTTGAAACCCTGCGGAGTATCTGTGATAGGGTTAGGTTCAGCCTCACCCCAGAACTCTTCTTCAGACTGGAGTATCGGCACCGTATAGCACATGCAGTTGGGATGCCAGCCCAGGAACTCGAAGTCCTTGGGATAGTCACCAGCCAGCTGGTCGCAGATATCCGGCTTGTGTCGGCCGTTCTGTGTGAGTTTTACCTTGAATCCGAGGATGAAGTCAAGATGCTGCCACCTCTCGCGTTCGGCTGTCCTATAGGCCATGTTTATCTCGGAACGTGCCAGGCGTATGGAACGATACTCGCAGTCGGCAGCGTTGACAGCCTTGCCATACTTTTCTTTATAGTCCTTCTGGAGCCTTGGGAAGTCAAGCAGGTATTTGCTCAACCGCTTGCTGAGTGTGACAGCGCTCGTTCCTTTCTCTATGGCCGACGAAATGGCGTATTCCATTTCCGTCTTGTAGTCCTTGGACTGGTTCCATAGTTTCTGTGACAGGCTCATGCCCTTGTCCTTCCTACGCTGGAAGGCTTTTAGAGCATCGCTGTTGGTCTGGTAATAGACCTTATGTTTCTCTCCGTGTGCCTTGGAGCCGTAGAACTTGAGGGTCTTGTCAACGAGCAGATCCTGCACAAGGTTACTCTCCCTCCATTCCTCAGATGTCCCGGTATAGACAATGGACCTGATGCTGCTGACAAAGGTGGACTGGACTTCCTCGAAAGCCTTCTTCGTTTCCGGAAAGTCAGAAAAACGGAAAGGCGCTTCGCCGTTGTAACCACTACGAAGCACCATTCTCGCAATCTCGTCATTCAGCGTGTCATATACCTTCTGAACCTTTACGGCATAGGCATTCAACCTGCTGAAATGGGCGATATACTTAGCTTTGTTGTTTATCCCCTTGGGCTTGGCCATCAGTCTCCTCTACCATAAGATATACCTTAAGCTGCCCTGAGACCTCATACCCTCTGCCTACCTTCTCAACCTTGAAGTCGAACATGTCATGCTTGTCAAGATAAGCAATGATGTTGCCTCTTATCCGTGCCTTGGCTTCGTTTATGACATCCTGCCTGGCCTTGGTAAGTGATTGTTTCTTACCGTCCTTGACCCTGTAGTCGTTGACGTCATTCTTGTTAATCACGTAGGTCATACCTATCTTGTTCGGCTTGTACTTGGTCACGCAGCCGTAATCTACATCCGGGTTGAGCCTCTTGGCCAGCGATGCAAAGAAAATCGCAAATCTCTTACTCATATCTATTCGATTAAATCGGGTTCCGGCATATACTTCAAACGATAAGCAGGTAGCGAGGTCAGTCCGTTCATGATGGCCTTGCAGATCCTGTGATAACCGTCTGCCACCTGTCCTGTGTCATCCAGTATGATAGGATAGGAGAGGTCTGTATTCTCGCACCGCTTCATCTGGTATATGAACTCACCCATGTCACTCAAGTCAAAGGGCGTGCTTGTCAGGTTGAACGTGCATAACGGATAGTCGAACAAAACGCACTGCTGGTCTTTCACAGCCTGGGCGAGAGTCGTGGCCATCCATATCTTCTTGCCTCTTACATACCTGCTGGCCTCGAACGTCAGGGTCTCTATTTCTACCTTGGGGTATTTCATTCTGCAGAGCCCGGACCAAACATGCTATTCACTCTGTTCTCCAGAGTAACTTCCTCCTCGCGTTTCAACTCCTCATAGGTGGTTTCAGCGTTATCGGCTACACCTGCCTTACGTATGGACTCCTCATGAGTTATCAAAGGCTTGTCACCGTTGGCTGTCATCCACTTCTCAATCTCATACTTCTCATCATTCTGGATGAACGGAGTGATGATATGCTCAACGTCAATCTCGTCTATCTCCTTCTCCCATGAGACGTTCATCTTCTTCAGGAATGCCTTGATGACGTTACACTCGCGCTCCAGGAACTCAACGATAGGGCCGACCTCCTCACCGATACGCAGGTGAGCGTCAGTGAACAGGGTCTGTCTCGCGTCATAACCTATGTTACCCAAACCCTTCATAGCCTCAAACGAGACATCCGGCATCTGACCCTGCATGAAGTACATGCTCTTCATAATCTCCATGTGGTACTTGATGGCATCGATGGACTGCTGCCATGCGATATACGACATATCACCACCGTTCTTCAACTGGTAGTAACGTCTGGCCTCGCCCATGTTCTCGTTCTTGCCGACGATCTCACCGACTATCTTCAGTACAGGTGAGGCGTTATAGGCAATCACACGGCTGGCTCTTGACAGGGTGTATTCCATCTCCTTTCTCAGGATGCTTAGACCGTCATAGACTGGCAGGGGCCTCCAGAGGTATGAGCCCGGAATCTTCAGCAGGATAATCTCCTCACCGCTCTCTTTGGTGCCGTCCTCGGAAACGGTGAACTTGACCTCTTCCCAGCCACCCTTGGAGCCTGCATTGCGCTTCCACAGGTAATGCCTATCTGCCGTGTAGGTCTCGAAGTAGGTCGTCTTAAGACTTCCTTCCTTCTTGGTGTACTCAAAGGACATGGCCAGCATATCATCCATCTCATCGATGTAGGGATAGAGCTTCACTCCGTCCATCGGTGAGAACGTCTTGCACTTGAGCTTATACTGGCTGTTGAAGCCATATAGGGTGTTCTCCTTCTTGACAGCGTACCACAGCGTGAATATCTCGCATGACGCATAATAGGCCAGACCTCTCTTGAGGTTTACAGAGTCGATGCGAGCGTGCTTATAGATAGCCTCCATAGCCCTAACAATGCTCTTTCTCGTGTCGTTGTCATCGACATTGTGATAGACACGCTTGACAGGAATGGAGAACGTATATTCGTTATAACGTCTGGCCAGCAGCTGCTCCAGACCGAGAGGGATTCGTGACGCTTTTTCCGTCACTCCGTCAGAGCGAACCCTGTCTTTGATGTTGATTACATCCGTCAAAATCTCATGCTTCATGGGGTCATAAAGCTTGATGAGTTTGCCCCAATCCGGGACATCGACTGACTTGGTTTTCAGGAAACTGATAACGCTGTTGATATCATTCCCAGACGTGAATAGAGTAGCAAATTCCAACATGGCCTATATGTTTGATAGGCACAAAGATACAAAAGTGTTTGAAAATAACACACATCTTGTAAAAAAATTGGCCATCTTCACAGACAGCCAATCCAAATGTTGAGAAACAACAGTATCGCGTGAACTGGGAAATCACACGATTATCCTACAAACAATACTTCATGCAAACAATATCCTTTGCCTTGCTGATATACTCATCCGTGTCTATTCCGATGCTCTCATAGAACGAGGCATTACCCGACATGCACTCATGGGCGATCTCGATGGTCCGCTTCTCGTCAGCACTGAACCCAATCCTGAACTTGGATATTATGGCCAGTGCCTCCTGAAGCTTGCCGTTCCTTAACAACCCTATCGCCTCGTCCGTCTTGCTCATGGCTCGTAGAAATCAGCGTCACACACATCAGTCGCAAGACCGAAAGCCGGAGAAGACGAGAAATAGGATGAGTCCTGCCACTGGACCACATATCCATGTGGAAACTCGTCATCGAGGAACTTCTTGACCGCCTTCTCGTCCTCATCATCCAATCCGCTATAGTCACCGTACTCTATGGCGCATACAGCGTAAACCGGGATCCTGTATCGTCCTATCAGTTTCATATCCTCAGCAGCATTTCCTCGATAAAGTCAAAGTCAACTCCCATGTCAAGCATGGCGACCTCCATGTCTTCCATTGTAAGGTCACCTCTGCTTGCAAGGTCTCTCAGGTAATCAGCCTCATCAGCTATGATTACATCTGCCTGGTCTGCGTTGCATCCGCATCCGTGAGCAACCATATCAGTCAAACACTCTCTTGCCATATCTTTCAATTCTTGGGGTAAACAAACTTTCCGTATCTAAACGTGGTACCGAAGGGTACCAGATCAACCTCTGGAGCAGTCTCTATATAACTCATTCCATAGAAGCAGGAGTTCAGGTTCATCCTCACTGGCTTGAGTTCGTAGTTGTCAATGTCAATCACCTTCTCATGTCCCATATCCCACACTCCGAGGCCGTTATCCTTACACAACTTGACCACCTCGTCAAACTGCATCCGCTTCTGCCTTATTCCGAGGGTGGAAGCATATACCAACGCTGTAGTCACTGACATACTCATTCGATTACCAGGTTCTTCATTTCGTTCTCATCGAACGTATAACCCATATCGCCCATCTCCCTTATGGCAGCTTTCTTGGCTCCTGCCGGAGTCTTGTAAAAGCTTCCTATTGAAAACCAGTATTCACCATATTCAAGGGCGAAAACCATAATCTGGTCCTTGCGTCCACCGTTCAGCATGAACTTGACCGACTTGTTGTCTGAATTGTTACACTTGATTGTCACCATCGCTGTATCATTTTAGATTAAGTCAAAACTTTCACCGAACATAACTCTCATAAGTGAACCAGAGCTTTCAAATGACAGGTCGTGTGTGTCAAACACACTTTTGCCATTGATGTGGCTCTTGAGCTGCTCTTTGTTCTCCATAGCCTCCTGCTCATCCAGTTCTACCCATTGGCTGAAATCAGAGTCTATACCATGACATTCAAGCACATCCTCATCCAGATAAGCTATGTCAGGCATCGTGTCGATAACCTTACACAGACACTTTTTCAACCTGTCATCATCCGGATTTCTCTTATAGGCGTTGATGTACTCCATTGCAGACTGAATACTCATTTGCAGCTGCTCTTTCTTTTCCATTGTGGGGGATTCAATTACTCTCATTGCTCTCAACGTTTTAGGTTGTTGTTTCTCACAAGTAAAGATAAACTTTTTGATTGGATTGACAATACTTAAGTGCCTAAAAATCAACCTTCTATACTGGCTTTACCTTTATTTAACAGACGCAGAAAAGGTGCCATCGCTAACTTCACAGTCAACGATGGCAGAGCAATGATGCAGTCAAAGAACTGCATAAGAAACGCTACAAAGATATGTCAAAAAAACGCATGTTACAACAAATCGTCAAATGTCTCATTCTCAGATATATCAACAGAGTCATGCGGATAGAACGTGTTGGCCAGCGCATCGAAACGGTCCGGAGAACGTCCGAGACGTTTCTTTATTTCCTCCTTGGGTTCTATGATGATGTCTCCGTTGCTCTGGAACTTCCAGTGTATCTCCGTACACTCTTGCATGAACAGGTCATCTGGAGGTATGGCCGGCTCTCTTCCGTTCTGCGGATCCAGCCAGTCCCTCACGGCCCAGAACAGGTAAGCCCTCATGTTGGCGAACGTTCTCACCTCAGTCATATCCGACAGGCCGCTTGCTCCCTCGCTGAACTTACATGAAAAGGCGTTCCTGTAACCCAGTTCCCGGAGTCTTGAATATACTCCAGCACCTTCACCAATGGTATCGATGAACGCCTTGTCCTCCTTCTTGACCAGCGAGGATGAGACCATACCAGCCACGTGCATATGGTCGGCCACTCCTCCTGAGTCATGCACCTCTAACGGCTTGACGAAACTTCCGTATCTCTTTGCCACCACAGAACAGTCTCGACCCATGCCAGCGACATCACATCCTATACGTCCTGGCTTCCTCGGCTCGAAGTCATCCTCCATGAGTTCGATGTATCTCTGGTTGGCCAGCATCACCCACTCATAAGGAATCAGGATATCCTTCGATACCCTCGGAGGCAAGCCCAGCACCTTGACCCTAAAGAGGTCATTGGGCCTGTAGCATCTGTCCTCAAACCAGAAGTCACCCTCACCTTCGTTGAAGTCCTCCGGCTTTATTCTCAGGCACCATGTCTCGACCTTATCCTTGACCCACTCGTAATCGACCTGTCCCGGTATGACGATCTTCTTCTTGACCACGTTCTCGGCATTCAGGGAGTTGAGCCTGAAATGCTTGAAACGCTCCGATGTCATGGACTTGGCCGCATAGCCAGTGGTCCTGTTGAAGTTGAACGCAAGGAACAATCTGGAGTTACCCTGCAGGTTACCCTCGATGGCGTTGAATACCGTGTCCGACACACCAGTGGCCTCAGTGACCACGAACATGATGTTCACAGCATGAAGTCCTGACCATGCCTCTGTGTTGTCATCACCCGACTTGAAGCCAGTAAGGAACCACTCCTCATGGTCCGTCCTTATGTCGTACTTGACCAGCCTTCCCGGTAAGACACCAGCCGACTTGAACAGACGCCTGACTTCAGGTGACATGATATTTCCGACCTGTCTGTCCGTAGGGGCCGTCATGATAACCTTGGTGTTGGCCACCAGCTTACCGTCCTTCCACCTCGGAGTCAGATACAGGAAACAGACAGCAGCTACAGCAGCTACGAAATCCTTGCCTCTCGATGTGCCGGAGGCGCATGACACACGTTTGTTGTTCTGGATGGCACGCAGCAGCTCCTGCTGCTCCGCATCAAGCTTGGCATGAAGGACCTGTCTGGCAAACAGACACCAATCGGCTCGCCATGCCTTCATTCGCTGCTGTCGCTTGGTGAGGTTCATTCTTCGTCGTCATCCTCAACTGACTTCATCAGTTCCTCGAACTGGTTGAGATTGATGTCACTCTCCGTCTTCTCGATGTAACCGCGCTTCTTGCCCTTGGTCTTAAGATAGAATATCAGGCAGTTGGTGTCTCCGTCATTGATATGGGATATCAGCTTGCTCTCCGCGAAGTCAAGCAGCTGCTCGTCCTTCTCATCCAGCAGTTCCGCCAACTTGGGACGCTTCTCTTTCCATTCGTAGAACGTCTTGCGTGAAATGTTCAACGCCGTACAGGTCTGGGAGACATTACATCCCTTCTTGCCGTACGTCTCAGCAATCAGTTTGTCTGCAATCTTCTTTGCCATATTATTCGCTTTCTAATTGTTTCTTCGCCAGTTCCAGTATCTTGCTGAAAGCGATATTGGAACTCTTGACGCCATATTTCTTCTGCACCTCCTTTATCAGGTTGAGCATGAAGTCCTCCGTATTCTCCTGATCGGCAATGACCACGAGTTCACTATTAGTGAAGTCCTCCTTGACTATACCCATCAGTTCCTGCAGAGTATCGATATCCTTCTTGTACAGGATGAACGACACGTTGTAATGCTCCGACTCAGGAACTATGCTGCTCGAAAAGACAGGCACGCTCTGTATCTGGTCGATGTCGATATGAGCAAACTTCTTGAAGTCAATCGAATGAATCTCATTCAACATGCGCTTCAGGATACCCAAGTTATCCTGTCCGTGCAACGAGTTATGTGACAGCTGTGTGGCTATCTTTTCGTCATCCGTCAGTTCCTCATCCTCTACATAGAGGCATCCCACCTCCGGGATGCACAACTTCTTACAGGCCTTAATCCTGTGGTGGCCGGATATGATGATGTACTTGTCATCCTCTCTCCTATGCCATAATGCAGGGGCGCTGGAAAGCCCACCTACACGTATGTTGTCAACTAACTGGTCGAACTCCTCATCCGACATCTTGTTGGCGTTCTCCTTTGCATCGAGTATCTTCGATATGTCTATTTTTGCATATTTCCACTCTCTCATTTCTTCATCTTTCTATAGGTGTTGATAATATCGTCATAGTCGCCCACAACGCCGAACTCCGAGGTGTAGATGAGGCTACCGGGCTTGCTGCGCTGTTTGTCCTTATTGAACACTCCCCTGTATTTCATCGACACAGGGTTCTGGGTATATACCTTCGTGTACAAGGTCTGCACCTCGCTTCTTATCCTACGCTGTAGAATCTTCTTGACCAGCTTCGACTGGATGCACAGCAGAATCAGCTTGCTCAGACGGAACACGTTGTTATTGGTGTTGAAGTCACTCAACAGCCACATGTCAAACTCATCCTCCTTGGAGTACATGAATCCGAAACCGCCAAGGCAGAACTCTTCATAGAACACCACGAAAGCGAACCGAGGGGGCGTGACCTTATGGACTTTCTTGATGAATATCTCCTGCAACTGGTAGAAGTCCGAGGGACTGACAGAACAGATCTTCAACTTGCTGCTGTCATCTATCACCAGGTTATCTGCAGGAACCTTGACAGCGAAACTCTGGAACGCCTTCAACTTGTTCGTTATCGGTGGGGATGCCAAAGGGGAGTCTGTGGAGTAGAATATCACCTGTCCGTTCCTGGCTATCTTGTGCATCGGCAGGTAGTCATTCCTGCTCAGCATCATGAACGTCTTGTCCTCCGGGATATCCTGAACGAGGTTGTAGTAATCCGCTTTCAGTATCTCGAAGTCACTCCTGTAGTCGCTTTTGCGCTTAAGCTCATGTACCGTGCTTCTCGCCTTGGGGTTGTTACCAATCTGGTAGAAGATTGTCACATTATCCCTTATAGCATCATTGACCGTTCCGCGCACGTACTTGCAGTGCATGAACAGATCCACCAGCCCCTCGGCTGTCTTGGTCATCCTGTCAATGGAGTCATCCAGTTTCGACATGTACGCCTCCAGTTCTTTCTTGGCATATTCGCTGTCCGAGGTGTAGCGTCTCAACCTGTGGAACAGGAACAGGCATATCAGCTGCATGGCCGGAGTACCGTCATTGTACTTCTCTATCCACTCGTAGTTGTCGTTATAGTGGATGACCAGGTTCTCCCTGCATATCCTGTAGATTATGTCATTCAACTCATCATTGTTATAGACCGTCACCTCGTATTTCTTATACAGGTTCAGTTCCGCGCTGAAAAGGGCTGGGTTGACCGTTGCCAGCTTGTCCGTATGGACGTTGTCCGTCAGGACTTTTAGCATCTTGGACGTCAGAGGAACTTCCTTGCCTATCATGCAATCCGCATAGACCTTCATGTCACCCACGAACACAAGACAGGGTACGTGTACCGGGGCCTTGCCGTGAATCTTCAACTCCGACAGGAAAGCCTCCATGCTGTCTATCCGTCTGTATTCCTCTATGTCATGCGTCAGGGCGTAGTCCACAAACCTGTATGCGAACAGGATGCAGTTATACAGCGTCTCCACGTCATAGGTGGCGTTGAAGTTCCTGAACTCTATCGTCTTTCTCTTGAAGTATGAGGCTACATTCACGATATGCCTCATGTAGCCTTTCTTGTTCGAGTTGACAAAGACGTTCCAGAACGCATCCATGCTTCCGGCGTTCATAGCTGCCTCATAGAACTGGAGGTTAGGGGTTGGCAGGTACCAGCTCTCCTCGTTCCACTCCTCCAGATCAGAATACTCCTTGATGAAACGTCCAGTATAGTAGGAGAGGGCGAACAGGCGTTTCAGTCCGTCAAGGTCAAGGTCATCTATCCCTATATGGACATGAATACTGCAAACCCATGTGACACGGCCACCGGCCCTGATGATATCCTCATAGACGAAACGCAAGGCATCCTTGGCGTAGTGCGATAAGGTCAGGGGCGGTGTGTTCACTTCACCTCCAAAATTGGAGGTTCTGGAACTTCTGGTACCATCGTTGTTCACGATACCGTCCTCCGACTTACTCCACTCGAATCCCTCCGGCAGCGTGACATCAGACTTCACGACATCGGCAAACTCTATCTCCAGACCGAATGTCCTCTTCGATATCGGGGTGCTATACAATGACTCGTTCTGCATATCTTAACTTAACCAGTGATTTGTAATTGGGCCTCAGCGAGACCTTCATTCCTACGTGCAGATCCTTCACACCATCGTCTTTCAGGAACATGGAGTACTCACTTGAGCAGTCACAGAAATAGGCACCCATTCCATTCATGACGCACTTGTCAGGTTCAGCGAGTGAATAACCGCAGTCAATGATGAACTGGCTTCTCTCAGGATAGACTCCGACAATCTCCGACTCTATCTCCACCGAACATTCTCCGAAACGTCCCTTGTCCTCGACAAAGGGGATTGTGCCGAATATCATGTACTCGCCAATCCTAACGTCACGGACGAAACCAGGCAGGGAAAATCCTCTATCAAGCCAGTAGCTTCCTCCGAGACTGATAGAGGTTATGACGTCCTTGAGACTCCTCCAGATGAAGTCAAGCCTCTCATCACTCGGATGCTTCTCGTTGAGGCATCCTGACGTTATCAGACCATACACCTCTACCTTTTCGAACTCCCTCAATAGCGATGCAAGCTCATAGGCCGATGAAATGCACAGTCCCTCGCGGTTATCCTCCGCATCGATGGGGATGTAGAACCTGCTTACTCCTATGGCCATGCACCTGAACGCATCTGCTGCAGTGGTCACTATCGCACCTGAGTTATGCTTTCCGCACTTGCCTACCGAATAGCATACCGAGCCCGGTATGTCCATTCCGAAGATGTCACCCTTGAACGTCTCATTGACGAGGGGGTGCATATAACTATAAAAGTCCTTGAACATCAAGGACACTTCCGTACTGACCATAGACTTGGCTCGTTCTATGTTGTCATTCAGCTTCTGTTGGTATATCTTCAACCTCATACCTGTAGATATCTCTTTCGTATTCTATGCTCGCATGTCTTCTGAACTTGAATCCGCACTCCATGAAGTTATGGATGCTGTATGTGTTGGCAGGCGCCACCATGGTGAACACCTCCTTAATGCCCTTGCTCGTCAGGGCCTCTATGTTCTTCTTGAGCATCAGCAGCTGGAGTCCGTAACCACGTCTCTCCGGGCTGACGAAACACTTGTCTATGTAAGCCGTTCCGTATTCAGTGGGATAGGCAAGGGAGTAGGCCAGCAGCTTGCCATCCTCGAAATAACCGAAACTGCAACCGTTGCTGATACTCTTGACTATATCGAGGTAACTGGAGCGCATACACAATTCCGGGTTATCCAGATGATACATTTCCATAGCACACACCTGTCTCATGTGAGTGCCGTATAATCGTGCTATGTAACCTTTCAGTCCGTTTTCCATATCATTCAAAACACTTCGTCTGAAAAATCCTGTCATCTTCACAGACAACAGGACTCTGAAACTAATTACTAACCATTATTACGAAACCTAACTAATCGAACAATGACAGCTGCTGAGCCTCATTACGTGCTTCAGGTTGCCATTCCTCAACGTTATATGATGTATTCTTATTCAGCCAGTCAGCCAGCATGTGACGATGACAGAACTCGCCTGGTTTCTCGAAACACAGGAGTGCCACGTCACGGCCTCCGCTCATCTGCTCAATCTGCCTTATCACATTGTCCGGCTTCAGGCTTTTCAGTATATCCTCATACCTTGTCACATACATGCTCTGCGTGCATGCGGAACTCAGCATGAATGGTGTCGGCGCGACATCAAGATACCTTGCTCCAGTGAACCACTTCGGAGTATATCTGGCTATGCTTATGCTGAACAGCCCTTCCTTACCGAGAGCCCTGAGATTACCGAAATAGCTTGTATAAATCCTCATTTACATTGTTTTGATAGGTAAAAGTACACAAAATGTTTGAAAATAACGCACTTTTCGCCATAAAAAGACGAAAATAGGGCATTTTCGCAAATTCTACATAAACTCTAACGACAGTTGAAATCCTTTTTCCTTCTTCGTTCTCGCATAGATTGGACAGATTCCTATATAGGCGCAATTACCGGATTTTGCCTCGCTGAAACGTTGTTCCCACAGATCCTGGATATCCAGTTCCGGATGTTCTTCACGCTCTTTAAGGATATATCCTGTGAGCTTCATGCAGAAGAAACCTCTGTCCTGAGACTTATCGTCAACCAACTCTACCAATCCGTTTCCACTTGGCCTACCCATGATGCTTCTCTTTATATTGTCTAACCTTCTCTATCAGTCTCGCCTCGGCTTCAGCAACCATCTGCCTGTTACGCTCGATCTTCGCTTTGACCTTTACAACCATTTCATCTGCCGACTCGTCAAAGAAGATGTTGTTTTCTTTCTCATGCGCTATATACTCATCCAGCCTACGCTGCTGTTTGGAAAGCTGAGCCTTTGACGCTATGAACTTATCCAAGTCAGACTGCATTCCGATGTTGTCTCCTGCTATCTTCCTGTAAGGACTATGATAAATCCTAACGCAATATCTGGGATATTGGCATTGGAGCTTGGCTGCTCTCCAGCGAAAGACCCATTCATATTTCTCTGCAATACTCCTTGGCAGGTCATACGAATAAAGTTGTATGCGTTCATATTCCTTGTCTCCATCCCTTTCAATGGCGATCCGGTCCCATAGCTCAATGCCAAGTTCCTTCTCTATTCTGGCTATCTCTTTAGCCTCTTCGTAGTAGTCACTTAGTGACTCTTGCTTTCCTGCCATGACTGGTACTTGGCTCAATCTTAATAGGGTTCACTTTCATAGTCTCCAGATTCAGGAACGCACCCTGCATGTCAAGCACTCCTTTGGTGAACATCTTCCACAGAAGGGCCATCCCGATGTTGGCCAGCGTGGAGTTGATGAACAGGTCCTGCTTGCTCAACGCTTCAGCAAGGGAGCAGCTGGGGCCACTGGCCTTATCACTGACCTTGCTGAGGTCGAAGATGTCTGTCACACACTTCAACTTACCAACATTACCTTTCTTCTTCTTCTTTCCTACATTAAGGTCATGTGACGTACCAAGTACAACCTGACCTGTGTTAAGGGCGTTTCCGAAATCAAGCCAGTAGAAGTTCTTGCGAGTATCATTACCCCATGCACTTCCTGCATTATCGATAGCTTTCCTAATGGCAATCCTTGACTTTACCGTGTCAACGCACGAAATGATGATATTGGAAAGCTCTGTATTCTCACCGAACACATCCGGGACGTTCTCCCATGCCGTTCCAAAAAACATGTTCACTTTGGTAACCAAAACCTCAGCCTTGTTCCTTCCTACCTCTATTGGAGAAAACAGCTGACGTCCGCAGTTGGCCTGTGTCACAATGTCCGGATCATAGACCTTGACATGGAGTCCAGGATGTCCTAACTCCTTGAGCGCATAATTCATTCGGCCGAGTGAGGTCAGGACTTGTGAGCCTGTTCCTCCAACGCCCACCAACGCAACCGTCAACTGATGCGCCGGATCCAGCATATAGCTATGAACAAAATGCCTGTACATCATTTGTATAAACTTTGAATTTTCTGCTTAGTTCTTATCAATACCTCTTGCGGAAAAGGCTTGTGGTTCTTGATGCAATCCTTCATTATAAGGGCAAGATTACCCTTTACAGGGTTACTACCCATGATATGTGAGAACTCCGTCTTCCAGAACAACTCCTCCCAATAAGCCATCCAGTTGGCATAGGTCTGCTTTTTCGGTTTCGGCAGCTTGCCGTTACCGAGGCATACCCTGTCACTTGTGTTCATGAACGGCGCCCGGTACAACACCTTCGGCTTAGCACCTTTGAAAGCATAAACCTGTAAGGACTGACCGTCTGTGACATAAACGAGACCCGGAACCACCACTTCTCCATTGGGGATTCCAAGACTGTCACTGAAGTAGAACATCCTCTTTTCAGGCTTCCTGTACCATACCAGTCTGTATGTGTCTATGCTTGTGCTGGCGTAAAGCAGGTTGTCTGGTATCTCTCCATGAAGCGAAACCATCGTAGTGGAATCATTGGCGAACTTATCCACAATCTTCATCAGCTTGGCGATAACTCCGACCTCAAGGGGTTTTCCTGCGCACATAGCACCGTCCTCGATGGCTCTGTATTCCACATATGCGCCTTTATTCAAATTGCTCTTATAGAAAATCAAGGCATCCGTAGCCTCCATTCTCTCATTTAGCATTTCTATTAGATTTGCCATATAAATCAAATTTTCTGGCCTCCTGACAGAATATCCTTATCCACTTGTCTATGGATGCAACCAGATCCTTGCACCTCAAGAAATCAAGTATATCAGCTTTCTTCATGCCTGGACTAAGCCATTGATGTATGTTCCATCCGGTCATCATAATACCGGACTGGACTTCACAATTCACATTCTCTATAAGTGCATCCGCCACTCCGTCATACTCAGAAAACAGGATGGCAGAAGCAAACACGCTGCTGGAATAACCGTCAACTCCGTCATTACCATAATCATCCTCCGCACCGTCATCATCTGGATTGAACTCGAACCAATAGCAGTTGGCGTCCTTCATGATAGGCACACCTTCTATCATGGATTCTATAAGTTCCATCTCATTGTCTGGACATACCTTCCTGTATTCCTCCAGTGCGTTTGTCAGTTCCTCTGCACTCTCTACTGGCAAGCAGTTTATTTCATCGAACAGATTCCAGAACTCACCATCTTGCTTGTACCTCTCAACGATATGCTGCTGCTCACTACGTTCCTCTTTCTCGTCTTCATCAAAGTAATTCTCGAAATCCTCATCCTCGTAGTTGTTGACTATCATATCCAGATAGAAATTATCCGTATGCTCCGGTATTCCGAGAGGGATGTTGGTGTTGTCAGAAACGAACTTCATGAAACGCTTATACATCTTGGAACCTTCTGGAGACAGGTACCATGCAGGGGAACAGTAGAACACTAAAATAGTGTCTTCAAGCTCGCTACCTAAACGATATACTATGCTCTCCAACACTTTGAGTTCTACGTTATGACTGTCCTTCTTACTTATCATGAGCGACAATCCAAGTGGCTTTATCTTCTTCTCGAAATAGTCGATCAGCTCACCAATCTTCTGACTTTTCGAGACATTTTCTTTGGCCACATAATCGAACTCTATTCCAGCAATCTTAAGGAAACGCTTACAACATCCAAGTATTCTGGCATAGCTTTTGTCAAGGTTGATGCCGAACCTACCTTCTACATAACTATCCTCTGTTCTTATCGGCTCGATCACAGAAGTCAGAAAAGAAGGGGCGCAAAGGGAGGGAGCAGCCTTTGCTCCTCTTCCCTTACGCGAAACTCCTGCCTTCTCTCTGACTCCAGGATGTCGTACAGAGCGTTGTGAAACTGGGACTGTCGCTCTTTGGCATCGCATGACTTACTCATCCTTTAGTTCCTACCGTAGTCTTGAACTCATACACTGCCTTGTCATCCTCGACCTTTGGACCATGTACGTTACTGGTGGTCAGCTCTGGATAAGTGCCAGAGTAGAACTGCATCACCTCTTCAGGTGACATATTTTTGCCCGGATCTTCAAGTGTCCTGTTACCGTACTTGAACACTCTTTTCATTCCTTGTACATTCAGTGCCATAATCTTTGCTTTATAGGTTGGTTACTCGTCGTTATCGTTATCACTTGAATCATCATCGTCATTCTCGTCAGAAGGCTGTTCCTCTGTCTTCTGCTCTACCTTGGCAGCTGGGGCCTGAGAAGATGAAACAGACAGGTTCTTGCCATCGCTCATATCCTCCTCGCCTCCGAACATGTTACCGACACCACTGGCATCGTCAATCTCCTTACGCACCTTGTCAATGATGGCTTTCTCTGCTGCCGGCAATGCCTGGGCTTTGGCCAGTACCGTGCGTGCGTCCTTGAACTTGTGTTCGTCCTTGTTCTTCCTGGCCAGCGCGATGAGGTCGTTGAACTCCTTCTTCTGCTTGGCCGCTTCATCCTTGAGCTTCTTGGCCATTTCAGACTCCTTCTTGGCTTTCTCCGTGTTCTCCTCGAACTCCTTCATGTTGGTCACCAATCCCTGTGCCTCACGTAAGGGCTTCAGCGAATCGGCAAACCCTTCCTCGAAGTCAGCCGGACTACCGCTCATGATGAGCGGAGTGATGTTCTCTACTGCCTTGTCCTTGACACCTCTGTTGTCAGGCATGATACTTACTGCGATGATGTCACCGCTTTTCCTGATGGCCATCTGTAGCTGCTGGCCGTCCTGCAGAACCTCTGCGATTGTCTTGAAAAACTCCATGTTTCTTATCCTTTATTGGTTAATACTAATAATCATTTTCACCGCTGTTCAATCTGAAATAACGTCTTAACGACCCAAACGCTGTCTGGATGTATTCTATATGCTCGTCAACCGTCTCCTTGAAGAACTCAGGAGTATCAAAACGGCCATGAGCCATATTGAACTCATCGTCATCCTTGACGTTGTCAACATTAGTGCCGTTTCTCACTATGTTGGAGGTATGGAAAGCCCTCTCTCCGCCTTTGATGCAATAGAAACCTCTATAAACGTATGCAGTGAATACACTGCCTACATTCTTTACTTGGACCTCTCTAACTTTGTTTGCCATGACTAAGCCTCCTTAATTGCATCGATGATTTCCTTGATTCTATCTGGTTCAGTGGCCGAACTGATACCACCCTCGTATCTTATCTGATCACACAGGAAACGCTTGACTGGCAAATCCATGTCTCTTACGATATGACCTCTTCTCAACGGCTTGTACGTATCACACTCTATTCTCGTCATCTTCCTTTGCTCGTTGACGAAGAACTTCTCCAGAACCTCATTGCCATCTATCGGCAACTTAAACTCATACTCGTTTCCTTGGTGCAGCCAACAAACTTCCAACGTGGTATGCATATCTCTGAAACCGCGTTCTGCTCTCACATGATACAGACCTTTAATAGTACCTTGCGGATTTCTTGCAGACGCATCCAGTGACTGTTCCTCATCTGCCGGATATGCTTTCAGCAGCTCCGATGCAACATGAATATCTTCTTTCCTTGCTATGATTCTTGCGCCTTCCTTCTTGAAGCGCTCAAGAACAGCAAACTCGCAACCAAACCGTTCTTCCATTTGATTGCCAATCTGAGCGAACTTTAATTCCTTCTCAAATTCACTCTTCATTCTCTCTAAATCCTTCATTTCAGTTTCTTTTGCGGTTAATAACTATCATTGCTCTTTTACTAAAAGAGGGGGCCGGGGTTTGCTTTAACGTCTGCCTTATCCGGCATTTGCGATAGCCGACAAACACTATCTTTCAACATCACCCTCCTATCTCTTAATCTCCGATTTTATTGTCCATGAACGCAATCATGTAATCAATCTCCTTGTCTGTCAAGGGATATCCCTGATGCCTCTTGTACTTAATGATGAACAGCTTGCCTACCTCATTGACCAGGGCTTCGTACATCTGGTCGTTCATATCGCCTTGGCAGCTGTCTATCATGGCTCTCACAAGGTTGTCGATGCGCTCGATGTTCTTGAGCTGCTGTTCGTGCATCTCTTGCTCCTTGAGCTCTGCTTTCTTGTTGAACTGGCATCCCAACTCGATGGGGTAGTCATTCTGAATGTTCTGACACATGAGGTCGATATCAAGACCTCCAAAGAATTGTGCGAAATACGTGTCACCTTTGAGTGACTGAAGAACTGAAATTTCCTGTTTCTTATCCATTGCTCTCAACATTTAAGTGGTTGTTTCTCACAAGTAAAGATAGTCAATTAGATTGGGTTGACCATACATAAATACCTTAAAATCAGCCATCTAACTTTGCTTTACCTTTATTTAACTTTTTGGCGAAATGTCGCAACCTGCTGATCGGCTCCGTATTGATATCCTCTATGCCAACCGATTTCAGATAGTCCCTGAACGACTCCTTGAAGTCAGTGCTGTTATACCATCTGGAGTACAGTCGTTGCCGGAGAAGCCTGCGTTCTTTCCTCTCAGGTGACTCCTTATGATACCACCTCTTAACCGCTGCCGCATGCTTCTCCAGGAACCTGTCATATTCCTCCTGCGTGGCGAAATGCTCTCTCTTATACTTGTACCTCGTCATTTGCCAACAATCTCGTACAGGTGACCTACAAAGCTGCCGTTAAGCAGCATGAACGAACCTACATATACCATGTATGGCTCCAAGTCTTCTGGAAACGTAGCTCCAGTGGTCATGACTATCAAATGCTTTTGCTCTCTTCTGATAGAATCCATTTCAATCTCTACCCACATATAGGGCTTGTCGTTCTGCGTTCCTACACTTAGGATTTTACCCACTCCCGGTAGCGATAACATCTGTTCGCCAATGCGGATCTCGTACTTGTAAACTCTTTTCATATCACTTCATTCTTAAATGAATTATACTACTGCATAACTAATCCTTGCGAACACTTTCGATATCCGGGATGTCCACCGTCTGACCAGCCATGCTGTGAGTACAATCACTCAAGAACTGAATCTTGCCATCACGGATAAAAGAGTGACACCGCCTCTGGCCATCTGGAAAATCCATTGTAACCAACAGACTTGGCGTAAAGGTGGGTTTGTCATAATCACCATTAAATCCCCATATGATTTTCCAATGTGATTTCGGTCCAACGCTTATAGTGTGCGTGGTCTTACAACCAGGGCAGTAAAACTGCAACATGTCGGAATACTCCGGCTTATCTGGATAAGCTTTTACTAATTTCATATCACTTCAACTTGCAATTTGTAACAAACCAGTCACCGTCTTTTTCAACATCGTACTTGGCGAACTGGACAACCTTCTCTCTGACAACACGAGGCAGGTGTATAACATAGGCACCTGTCGGCGTTTTATAAATCTTATAGCTATTCAGGCTCTCCGTATCAGATAACCGGAAGCACAGATAGCCATTATCGTTCTCTGCAAAGTCACACCACTTCTTGATTCCATATTTCTCAATGAAGCCACGATGAAAGGTGATGTTTTGCTTTTGGATGCCTACACCTTTGTTCTTGATTATGTAGCCACGTTGCTTGGGCTTCTCAATGATTCTGTATTTCATATCTCTCTAATTGGGATTCTTATTCCTAAATCACATTCTCCTGTGAAGGTGCTGGCGATACTCGTATGAGAACATTCTGCACACATGGCACCGTCATCGTCTGGAAAGGGGCAACCGAGAGAAGCCAAGTCTTTACGCTCGACTCCGGGAAAGGGGTCAACTCCTTTGGTAACTATGCAATGCTGAGTGGCCGGATCTTCCGCTATCTCCTTTTCAGCGCAATGACTGCAAAGCTCATGAGTGTCATCCACCCACCAACACATACCATGTATAGGATTATAGCACGGATCATTGTCCGTGCATCCGCATTTCTTACAAATTCCGTAGGGCATAACTCAAATCAAAGACATTACTATTTATCTTCATCTTTATCGTCATCCTTATCTCCAAGCCTCCAGATAATACCAGGTATCGCTACACCACATATTATGCAGAGGTAAAACAGGCCACCTAACCAGTGCCAAAAGTTCGTGAAGAAGAACTCTACAAATTCCATAACTCAATACGTTTTAGACATTACATCCGTTCTTTAATAGGTCAACTATCTGACGTCTAAGATTCATCGTTTCATTCTTGCACCACTCTTTATCATGATGCGGACCATCATCAAAGTGACAGACATCGAAACCGATAATTCTGCATCCTTCAAACGATTTAGGACATTCCGTAAGCTCAACCTCTGGAACAAACTTCTCATAAGGGATATTTCTCTCATCAAAGGTTATGCCTCCATGAACTTCTATCAGATTATCCAATACGTCATCCTTCTCATAATGACACGACATTGAACTATCTATCAATGTACCTTCATCTTCTGTGAAGCCTACATAGCCATTGTACTCTCCACAATACAATATGCCAACTGGAGGCCTTTTCATAAATGCGAATATCATACTGCTCTATTTAGTAAACTCATTGCTTGTTTATAGGCATATTCTCCGGGTGCCATTCCATGACAGCACAAGGATAATAGTCATCATAGTAGTCTGTAGCAATCTTCAGGATAAGTGAAGCATCATCGATATTGAATATCTCAATACCCTTATTGCTCTTATCGTCAAACAGCTTAACAAACACCTCTTGCGGTGGGAACGTATTATCACAGGGAGAATCTGTCTTCTCCATTTCACAATAGGACCTATAGCCATCACTCTCATTCTCCCACATCGCATAACTTATTCCGTTCAAGCGGAACAGATATCCCTCCTCTCCAGTATCAGGTTTCCGATAGTCACATACACCTTCGAGAAAACCTCGTCCTTGTTTGATACCTAATTCTTCAAATTCCTCTGTCATAGCCTTGGTTCATTTATTGCTAAATATCCTGTCATACAATGGAGGCGAGAACCGAAGCAATGTCAACTTCTCTTCTGCAGGTATATCCCATTCAACCTCCAATCCATCACAATGGATAATCTCTTTGATGAGTTTCATGCCGTTGTCGTAAAACTTCCTTGCGTATTGCGGTAAATCCGCCTCAACGAAAGGCTCAAACAAATGATAGATGTGTAGCTTTCCTTCCTTCTCAACCACCATGTTCAATAGTTCTCTTCGCATTTCATCTGGACGCAAAGGCGAAGGCTTCAAGTCCAAACTATAGGTACATTTGTGAGCAAATCCAAGGAAGTTATGGATGACAGCCCAGAACACATCCCATTCGCCAAGTGAATAAATCTCTATCTCTTTCATCTTATTCTTGCTTATCGTCTTTGTCCTTATCACCACCTGGCTCATAATACACAAGCGTCATACATACAAAAGCAAAGATGCCCCATATCCATATCGGCGCATCATATGCGTGAATCAGGATGCAGACACCTATGAATGCTCCTGCAAGTACAAATGTTATCAGTGACAACAACAATGCCTTCAACCAACTTTTCATATCTACCTCTCTATAAATTCAAATGTAGCCTTACATATCACTCCGTTCTCCTTGGCATCACGCTGGAACTTACCAGACTCGATTTCTTTCTTCAGTTCCATAATCTCATCGATATCCTCTTGCGTCTTGGCCTCAACCGTTATCGTCACCTTTGCTTTCATCGCTAATCTCTCTAAATAAACATTTATACTCTTTCGGTTCCGACTCCCATGTGATATCTGGGAACATGTCTTCAGGCATCAGGAATCTCGGCTCACCGAGCCAGAATCCATAAGGGCCGTTGGTGTGTCTCCTCGGCTTCAGCTTGAACAGGAACAGCGAGCCTTGCTTCTCTCTGGCCACCCAATACTTCTCCGATGGCAGGGACTCTGTCTCAAACCTCTCGTCCTTTCTGCCTCTCGCATAAGCTTCACGTCTCTCGTGGTTCCTGTCATAGGTGACACGAGGGCCGTAGTTCATCATCTGTTCCGGATAAGCCTTAAGCGATTTCTCCTCGATGTCCGTCATAGCTTCTGCTTTATCTCGTGCAACAACTCGTTTATCTGCCTCAGATAGGTCTCTATATACAGTAACCTGTCATCCATATTGCTGAGAAGCAATGTGAACACAACGGCAAGAACAATAATCAGTACTACCATATCAATTCAATCTAAATGTAAGACTCACACCTATAACCTCTCACTACTACCGAGTTGTCCCTTCTATCAATATAGATAGAGGTCTTCCAAGGGCAGATCAACGCAATATCGTTATCACCGATACCTGCTTCACTCAGCACGTTATACAGAGGCGTATTGGGGTTGTAGTCGCAAGCCGGACAGACTTCAATCTTCCTGCCTTCCCAATCCATCTTGCAACCGCCCAAGTAATACTCTTTCAAGGACTGGTTGACCTTCTTCACCACTTCTGCAGGAATACCTTGCTTGGCTTTCTCTTTACCAATGGTGCCGAGAACCGATGTCATTCCTCCAGTTGAAGACTTGTCACCATTGTTCTGAACATGGTGGCCGAATATCATCGAACACCACTTGTCTGCTGCTTTCTGGGATGCTTCCTCATAGGTCCTGTTCCAGTTCCTCTTTCTAATAAAATCATCCAGCACTATATCCAGCCATATGCTGAACTCACTCGAATAATTGTTTCCGTAGAAATACTCTTTGTATTCCTTGTACTCCGGAGAATCGAAAGAACCGTTCGGATATGGCCAAAGCTTGTCAATCTTGTCCCATATCTTCTGCTTCACTTCCTGATAGAACTGACAGGACTTAAAACATTCAGTCAGTATCTCTTCCAGATCCTTGCCCTTTATCTTGTCGCAGGCCGGAAAGTTCCTTATCAACGTCACTATCTTCATTTCACCGACAACAAGGCGTTTCCGCACGTTATCCTGTCCTCATCCTCTTCTTTGGAGGGGATGAATACTATGACCTCCCATCCCTCTCTCTTAAGAGGCTCCTCGAACTGGCGGTACACGTCATACTTGTAATACCCTTCAGGCGTATTGATGCCGTTCATGTTGGCCTCGTTGGTCTCATGGATAGGAGTAATCTTCACTATGAACTTATCCTTGTCAAACAGACGACTCAACTCCTTCGGATCCAGTATCGTCTTATCCGTGACAGGGAAATTCAGTGTGTACTTACGACCTTTAGGCATAGGCAAGGCGCTACATACTCTGGATATGGACTCCAGACTCATCGACATGCCTCTGAACAGCTCGTCACGCTGCTTGGCGTTCGTGCTGTTGATGCTGAGTTGCAGGCCGGCCTCTCCGTCATAGTCATCATTCTTGATGCTGCAGAACGTCTCCAGTATCTGGGACATACCTTCACATCCGAGACTCTTTGGCATCATGGTAGTGAACACAGGATGAATGACATCGGCCACCATCTTCACATTCACCAAATCACGCAGGTCATACTTCAGGAAATCCAGCACGTTACCTGCATTTAGAGAGGGTTCGCCCATTCTCGCAAGGTGCAGGTTGAATCTCCTTGTATAACCGCAACGGCTGGAGTCTATAGCCTGGATGACCTGATATGCCAGTTCATCCCTTGAGGCGTTACCTCCGAACTTCACCTTGGGGCAATCACAGAACATACACCTCATCGGACAGCCTTTCTGGGTGGATATGGTCACGACCATCTTATCAGCCAGATCGACCTCATGGTGCTGCACCTGGTTAATCTCCTTAGTGAATCCGAGGAAATCAGCCTTGATGTTATTCTCCTTGCCGTAGTCTCCTACATAAAGCCATTCAAGCTGCTTGTCTGTGTCGCAGAAGATGGCTCCAGTTCTTGTCTGTGTCTTCTTAATCATCTTTCCAGTTTGAATCTATAACAGTTTGCATCATTGCAGTGTCCGGCGCACCATTTACTGTTGGAGCCACCGAATCTATTTTCACATCTTGCGCACGAAGGACCTGTAAACTTCACACTTCTCGTCTTTTTTCCGGGGACATCCAAATAAGCATGAGGGTTCGTCAGATAAAACGTCTTTCCTGGGACTCTTTTTGACAGGGACTCGTAATCACCGTACCTGAATCCGTTGGCCAAGTCATCAAGACTAATCTCATCCTCGAACGTACCTCCTGATTTCATGTGAGCAGTGGTCAGAACCATCGCTCTCTTCTTGTCAACACATCTGATCTCGAAGTGGTCAATCTCCGACTCAAACGTAGGTCTGAACTTCTTGCCTACAAGCTCCTCTGCGTCATCCATCGCTTAATCCTCCTTTATTGCTACGTAGCAGCCGAACAACATTATCCATACGAACAACCTTGCCATAGCCCAAGGCAGATTGTTGGGATAGTACACCAGTCCGTCCGGTATGGTCAGCTTCGTTCCTTTCTCTCCGTTGTCCGTCAGTACCTCTCTCACTCTCATAAGGACGTTGGACTGGACCAGAGACTCCTGGCCCACGCTGGCTGTCAGCACATCCTGACATAACTTGAGGTTCTGGTACCAGAAGCCCACGTTCTCGTCTTCCGTCTTATACAGGACAGAGGTATAACCTTCAGTCCATCCTCTCGACTCTACGTAATCAATCGCCTTGGTCAGCCTGTCAAGGCAGATCTCGACCGTGCTTGCGTCAGCAGCCTGATGCAGATAGCCAGAGCAGTTCTGCTTGAACTCTATCCTCTTGAAGATACAAACACCTATCACAACCAATGCTGCGAGCAATAACACGAACACTAACGCTTTTCCTAATGCTTTCATAATCTCTCCTTTTATCGTTATTCCAATTCTATGACTTCAAAACTATACGCGAAGACATAAGGGTTGCTTTCCCATGTGCCTTTGCCTGATACCTTGTCTATCAGGGATGCGAAAGCCTTACGAGGACCTTGGAAGTAACGCTTGGCTCCAGTGAAGGTGTAGCTTGTCGGGTACTGCTTGTCGTCATTGAACACACCCTCCTTGATGCAATCCCCATCGGATATGTGACACAACCTCTCAACCTTGATACCAGTTATCTTGATTCCATGAGGCATGAGGTCTGCCCTCACAAACATCTTGTTATCATATCCGGCCGAGTCCTCACAGGTATGGTCAAGCCATTCAGGGGCAAGATAACCCTGCTTGTTGAGCTCGTGGTATGACTGGGCGACAGCGATTATATCACCTACCTGATAGCGAGACTTGCTGAGGACATAATCAGTATGAGCAATCTTCTCGAACTCACTCAGGGGAATCTTGTCATAACCAGGGATGAAACGCCTCGTCATGGTCTTGCGACCTTTCAGCACTGCCTCTGTGAGGCCGTACTTGTCATTGAACATTATCTTCTTCATATTCACTTACGTTCATGATGCGCGAACACAGCCAGCGCACCGAGTATTATGGCTAACACGAACAACACTTTCATACAGGCATCTGTTTCCATTCAACACCATCCAGCAGCGAACCGTTGGCATACTTGCTTCTCTTCACACCGTCTTCACCCCAAGCACCCCACTGCTTGAAGAAGAACGGCGTACCTGTCTCTATGCACTTGTCACGCAGGTTACGGAACCACTCCACCGGAGTCTTCCTTGCCTTGCTTCCGCTCTCGCCTCCTGTAATCACCCAATCGATACCGTCAAGGTTTATATCCTTCAGGTCGCCAAGCAACGGCTCACAGGACAGGAACCTAACCGTAGCATCTTCCAGCGAAGCCAGATAGAACACTCTGTTGAGGCACTTGTCACTGCTGTTCTCGCATGTAACGCCCAGCCATACATTCTTGGGGATGTCATAACCGTATTCAAGGAAATACTGGCACATCCTCGCTGCACGTTTCGTAAGTATCTGATATGTGTGCTGGGGTGTGCGTCTGATTACATCCATGACCTTGTTTATGAACTCTATCGGCACGTTCCTGTGGAACAGGTCACCCATAGAGCATACAAACACCATCTTGGGCTTTGTCCACTTCAACGGCTCCTCCAATGCCTCTGGATGCAGGGTCACCTTGAAGCCGTTCTTGTACTTCTCCTTGCTGCCCGGCATACCGCTTAGGCGTCTGGCCATCACTTCCGCATAGCAGTTCTCACAAGCCTCGCTGACCTTGGAACATCCTGTAACCGGATTCCAGACCTTGTTGGTCCATTCAATCTTCGTGTCCATTATTCTACTACTAATTCTTCAACTTTCCACTTTTGGCTGTCTTCAAGGATGCTTGACCAGTACCTCCTTTTCCTCTGCAGCCTCGATGTATCGCTGCCGCATTTCTTCATCACCTTGTCAATCCTTGCTATATTCCTTTTGGCGTACTTACCGACTATCTCAAGAAGTTCAGGTATGGTCTTATGCTCATCCTGGAACTCTCTCTCCCAATCCGTCTCGCCCGGTATCTCCGTGAAATATCCGTTTCCGTCACAATCCACATGGTCCTCATAGTAACATGTGCTGAGCGACATTTCCTTGCTCATCGTCACCATGACCGTCTTGTCGAAGTCCACTGGCTCCGGGTCTCTCTGGTTGTATGGTGCTGAGCTGTCGTAGGGTGAATCTATCATAATCCGACTGTAAACTTCTTGTTCCTTAATGAAGGCAGGGCCTGTATGATTTTGAACCTAAGCATCGACTCCTCTAAAACCTCATTGGGGGGGGGGTAAAATGAGGGGTATTCGCTTGTAAAACCTGTCATTCACCATGACATCTATCATAACCTTCCTGCTCATCGCTCTACCTTTTTACGTCTCTTCCTCCAGGGGTTGACCTTGTATCTCGTCCTCTGGGGTAGTCCGAATATCACCCTGCGCCTCTCCGAGGCATACAGGGCTCTTATAGCCTCTCCGCTTTTCCTCTTATGCTCTTCTGTCTGGACAAACCCTTTCTCACGTCCGGCTTTCCAAGTTATCTTCCTGCCTTTGAGCTTCTCCGATATCTTCTCGGCCTTGCGTTTGGAATGGGCTTCCGACTTGCCTTCAAGACCCAGCTCGCGGATCTTGCGGTCCACCGTTGCCTTTCCGCATCCTATCATACGTGCTATCTCTATATTGTAGCAGTCCTTATACATGCGTCTCAGCGTCTCCGTATCTTCGTCAGTCCAGTGGTGGTTCATTGCTTCCTGTCTTTCTTGAGTTCAAGCGATATCCTGTCCAGCTTGTTGCTCACCCTCCTGGCCTTGCCCGGTGGCAGGTCCTGCGCAATCTGGTGAATCTCCTTCATCAGCTTCCTTATCTTCAGTTCCCTTCTTGGATTCATCAGTTATGATAGATACCATTACCTGTGAGGCCACTCCCATTATCACCAAATAGAACAGCACAAAGAACACTCCGATTATCACTCTCATCACACTTGCGCTTTAGGGTTTTCATAAAATCGTAATACAGCAGGTTCTCGATAGGGAATGTCCTGTTACCGATAATCTGCTTGAACCTCTTGCATCCGTTGAGGACGGTGGCGTGGTCGCGGTTGACAATCTCACCGATCTTGCTCGTACTCAATCCGCTCCCTCTCAGTGTGTGAAAGATGCAGAACCTTGCGAAACACAGGGATTCCTTCTGGCTGTTTGACATCAGGACCTCCTTCTCGTAGCCTCCGCTCTCACACATGGCATCCACGACCACTTCCACCATTTCAGTCAGATAACTTTCCATTTCTTGAGGAACTTGCCTATGCTATCCATCTTCTCGCTGTTATGCGAGTCATCACCTTCGTATATGCAGTTCTCATGAACCACCGACTTGTCTTTCATCGAAAGCGTCAGTTGAACGCACATGACCATCTTACCATTCTCCTTGATGAGACTGAGGATGAAGGACAGACCGTCACATCCCTGTGCCATCTGCTGGTACTGCTGAATCCTACGCAGGTAGCTGCTGAACCGTTCCTTGCTGTCTTTCTTGTCAAAGTAACCGACCACCGAGTCAACATCCGTTCCGATGCGTGACTTCTGCTTGCGGATCATCGACACGTCAAAGACGACAAGGGACGCTACCAGCACCAGTACAGCCACTGCTATGAACACCGCTTTCATCTGTTATCACCGCTTCCGTTCAACATATTCCGCTCCTTACGGCTCTGCAGCTTGCGGTAGTTCATTTCCGCAATTTCGTTCAGGGGGAATCCGAGGTCATACGCGCACATGGCCACATACCAGAGGACATCGCCAATCTCAAGGGCCAGGGCCTGACGTTTGTCTTCAGGAACCACGACTGCACCTTTGTTGTCTGTCGCGTACTCGTCACGGATAATCTTCTTCACTTTGTCGGCCACCTCTCCGGCCTCACCGTTGAGACCAAGAGCTGGATAGACCAACTTGAAGTTCTCAGGGTAGGCTGCGGTCTCCAGAGCCATCTTCTGATAATCGTTCAGTTCCATATCACTTGTTCAGGTAAACGTATTCAGCCCAGATGTCAATGAACTGCTTTCCGCAGTAGATGGCCAGCTCTCTGGATTTCAAAGCAAGGCGAGCCGAGACGCTCGCGTACGAG